AATTGATGGCGGCTCTCACGTGTCCTGGCATGTTGATTTTGCCTTTGCGTTTTTCACGTGAATGATACTCTGTGAGTTTGTTCACACGTCGTGGTGAACCTTTTTCCCATCCAGGCATTTTTTTAAACTCCAAACGGAAGTCAGCAATGAAGTCCATGACTTCTTCTTCACCAGCACCCATCAGCACTTTGTCCAACACATCTGATAGAAAGTCTTGAATATATGCTGGCGTATCTGAACGTTTCAAATCAAGACCCATAGCTTTGATCTTGTCCACTGCTTGGCCTTCAAGATCATAAATCTTCATGGCATATCTTTTCTTGGTTATAAAAAGTCCTTTAGAACCTACTGCTTCTCTACCACCTGCAATTATTTTTCCATATGTTGACGGACAGTTAAATGCTTCTAGCATGAATTTTGGAAAAGATTTGTTGACTTCAGCTGCCACAGAATCATATAGTTGGACTACATTTTCTTTGCTCCATGGAATATTGCCGGCATCGATTTCTGCCTTGAGTGGTTGATATGCTGAAAAATACACAGAGTCTGTGTCACCATAAATTATGGCAGGTCCTCTGTAATCATATTCACCACAGATGATTTCATTGGTTTTAGCAGCCATGTGTTTTGTGATACATCTACCAGTAAGTGTGGTTGATTGTCCTATACGAGTGTCAAAGAATCTACAGCCTGGATTAAGAATAGCACCATACAGAGAATTTAGATTAATCTTTTTAACCAACTGTCGTTTGTCCCAAAAAGCCTGCTCAGTTTTGTTGCCAGCATCAATAGCCTTTTTCCTTTTAGATTGTAGTTCTTTACGCTCAGCATACCAACGTTCTAACAGTCCAGGAATTACACCAGCAAATTCATGAGTGAATATTGTGCCATTTGCTGACAGGAACCATGGTTGATCTGAATTGAATATTAATTCATACACTTCTGCGGCACTTAATATGTTTGACTCGCCTGACTCCCAATCAATGGTTATACTCTGTGCTCTGTCTTTACGCATCACAGCTTGATATTCAAATGATCCAAATTCGCCTTCCCATGCACCTGCAAAAGATTTCTTTTCCATGGTCATTCTACGTTCAATTTCTTCTTCTGTGAGTGTTTGACGCAGTTGTCCTACAATAGTTTCAGGAGCCATGTTTAATGCTCTAATCACAGACGGATACAGTGAATTGATGTCAATAGATCCAATCCAGTCTTGTAGTCCTTTCTTGGGATATGCCACATAGGCACCTGCCGCAGGATCTGAACCAGGTTCACGTCTCACTCTGTCAGGCACAACCATGCCGCGTCTGTGTGCTTCGTTGATGATGCCTTGTTCTGTCACTGCCACAGCACCCATGGTGGTCTGTATTAGCACAGTATTTTGATGTGCTAATTCATTACTGAGAGCAATAAATTTAAGTTTCTCATCCAGCCTGCCCAGCAGTGCCACGTCTTGTCTGTTGTATTCAATAAATTTTACAAAGTCTTTGTTATACAGTTGGTCCAGTGTGCCTTCGTATGGTGTTTTTTGTTCTCCCAACTCCATCTTGGATATAAAATCCAAAGCATATGAGTGTCTTTCTTCATAAGTGTATTTTCTATACAATTGCATGTAGTCTAGATGAACTCTGCCGATTATATCATATGTGACTTCTTCATTGCCAAATCTTTCAAACAGTCTCTTGCGTGGATATGTGTTCCACAGACACAGCCTGCGTGTGTCATCCTTTGACATCACTTTCTGTATTCTGTTCACTGTGTAGGGAATATCAAAACCTTCTGAGTTCCAGCCACTCAGCACATCAGCATCTTCTATCAGCATGATAAACTTGTCTAACATGTCTGCTTCTGATTCACACAGCATGGTGTTCTCAAACTCTTGTTCGATGATTTCTGGGTTTGGAAAGTCTTTGGGAGGTATTGCTAGTGATACAAGTTGATCTAACCATTGTAGATACACAGTGATTGAAATGATAGGCGCCCAAGCATCTGCAGGTTTGGCGTAACCCTTGTTGGGATCAAAGTCTACCTCAATGTCAAAAAATGCTACTTGTAGATCTGGAGCATCTTTGTTAAGATAATTTTCTTCCAAACAACGGAAAATCGGATTGATGTCTGATTCATACAGTCGTTTGCCTGACTGCATGTGAACTTCACGTTTGAATTCTTTGCCTGACTTGGTTGCTATTCTTGACACTGGTGTGCCATATACTGACTTGAACTTGCCTTTGGGATCATCATAGTACGCCACATAGCGAGCAGGATATTCTACATATCTTCTCTCACCTTTGACTCGTTCAACCACAGATATCTTGTCTGTGTCTCGATCAAACAGTGCGTCTACGTAACTCATTAAGCTTTTTTTGCTATGGCGAGTATTTCTTCTAGTTCTTCAATGTCATGTTTTTCTGAATCTAGTGATGATTTGAATGCTACATTGATTGCTTTTGACAACAGTGCTGGTTTGATTTCTAATTCGTCTGCTACTGCTTTGACTGTGTCTCTCAAACCGTCTGATAGGTCTTTGACTTCTTGTTTGACTTTAATACCACTTTCGATTACATATTTTACTTTTGCTTGTTCTTCTTGATTAAGTGTCTTCATGAGATCTCCTTGTTTGATTTATTATAGTACAATCTAAAAGTTTTGTCTACAAATTTATTTAGATTTTGGTTTTTTTGTTTTGTTGACTGTGTAATCAAAATATCTTCTGGGTGGTTGTTTTTGATTGAGTCTCAATCCTCTTGACCCTGGAGACTGTGGTTTTTTGATCTGTAATGGACTGTGAATTAATTCATTGAGTTTCATTGTAATATTTATTTTATCCAAGCACCCACTCTGCCATGTGCTTCTGGACAGTCCACATATTGATAGCCATAGGGAGGAGTTGGATCTTGTCCATGCCACACAGGCACAAATTCTGTGTTGTTCCAATCAAAATCTGGATTTCTTCTCAGATGAACTTCTATGAGTTTGCCGCCAATGAATTCACAGTTCATCCATCGATATTTTTGGGAAATTGTGGCTAATATTTGTGGCAAAGCAATCATCTGATCAACCTTAAGCCATTTGTCCCACCTAGTAAATGTGTGTTCAGATTTAAATCCTTGAACACTGAGAAATGGGTTACCCCATTCATAGTCTACAGAAATATGGTCGCCTTCAAATATTTCACACCAAAATGTGCCAGGTGATAGATGGTCAGTCCAGTCTTCTACAGTTAAAAATTTAATTGAAGTGCCAAGGCCTAGTCCCACACAGTTGGTTACTGGTCTTACAATATAATAGTCATCTTTGGGCACATCAACTCCGGCTGGTCCGCAGATATATCCCAATCTTCTAGCAAGAATAAGTTTGTCGAATATCCAAATGTCTTGAGGATCAGTGTTGAGCCAAGCTATATCTTCGTGAGTTTCTGGATTGTTTACCACTTACGACAAGACCAATATCTGGCTTTGGTTCTTGGTCCTGGGTTGGCACAGTTGTGTCTTGCTCTGAACGAACGTCTGCGAGCAGGGTTTGATTTTTTGATTCGCATGTTGGGATCACCAAAGTTTACTTTTTTGATGTTTTTCGTTTTAGGATCTCTCACATACACTTTGAACTTTTTGACATCGCCTCTCATTGGCTTGCCCAATTTGACTTTACGGCCGCGATATTCTGCTTCTTCAAGATCGTTTAAAAAATTACCTGTAACATCGTCTGTGTATACTAAAATATTAGTGCCCTTGACTTCAATGATAGAAGTTTCTATTGCTAGAGCATCTCCAAATTCCAGTGTTAGAATGTCACCTGCTTTGGGTTGGTCAAACTGTTGATCAAATTCTTTCAAGTTCATAATATTATTTAGTTTTGACGTTTTTTGCAGGGCCTCGTCTGTTCTTGTTGGGATCTTGTCTTCTTTTACGTGATGCCGCTGTGGCTCTGCCTTTTTTGCCCAGTGCGTGTGCTTTTGATTGTGGCAGACATTTGGGTTTGCCTTCTTCAGATGATCCTCTGGCACAGTCGCCACGGATCTTGCCGTCAGGACCAAACCTTACCCATTTTTCCTTGAACCATTTTTTGAGATTTTCGTCTATTTCGTATAATTTCATTACTTGCTATTGTTGCCCCAGTTGGCCGCGCCTTTTTTGCGACACTGAACTAGAGCACCAGAGGCATAAGCTGAAGGCCATACTTTGTATCTTGCTTTTACTTTGTGATAGCAGGCATCCTTTTCGCCTGCCGCTTCGTCAAATTCTTCTTCTGTGATTGCATCTTCTTTGGCTTTTTCTTTTTTCTCATCTGATGAATGTCCAAAATGTTTATGCACTAATTGATCAAGTTCTCTGTGGAAAGCATCAATCTCCGCATCTGTTTTGTCTTCTTCTATGGAAGCAGAAGTTGGACCTTCTGGTTTCAATTTTGCAGGCGATTTGATCATTGTCAACACTTTGTTGATTTGTTCAACTGATGCTGACTTGGCCCAGTCTTTGACTCGTTCTGCCACAGCATCTGCAACTTGATCTTTCACAAGTACCATTTTTTCAACTAAACCTTCTATGTCTTCTGACTTCACAACACCATACTTTTTGTTGGCAATTTTTCTGTAGTCTTCTTTGTCACCATAAGACATTCTGTCCCATGTTTTGCCATCTTTTTCAGCAAGTTCCTTCGCATACTGTTCAGCATACCAGGCATTGAGGTCACCTTCTAGTGTGTGTTCTT